AGGATTCTCTAATTGTGAAGTGATAGAATATCTCATAGCATCTATACAATGGTTAAAAGCATCTATTGGTTTGTTAAGTGTTTCTCCTTCTTTATTCTTTAACCAAATATAGTTCTGTAGTTCTTTGATTAAGTTATGACTTCTATTAGTTATATAGATTTCATTTTGATTGATTAGATTGATACCATACACTATTGAATCTTTACCTTTTTTAACTGGTAATATTAAATGACCATAACTCGACAACTCTGCAATACTCTTTGGTTCGGCTGAATCTGCATATATAATCTCTTTTACTTCGTGTGTTTTAAGTAAGTTACTTATTTGACTATTTAGTAATCCTTTTTGATATATGACTTCATCAAATATATAAGCGTTGTTGTATTTGTATAAAGAAATTAAAGCACTTGGATGATTAGAGTAGCCAAAGTCCATTCCATAACATAATAGTCTTGCATTGTTTGGTAGATCAATTGGTTTCCAATCTTTAATACATGCACCTTCTAAACTTCCTATTTCTCCGAGACCATATACATTCCACCAATTGTTCCAATATGTTGAGTTCTTTGCTTTCTCTTTTGCTTTTTCTATATCTTGTATTATAGTTTCTGGTAATGCTTCATTGTCTAAATATGTAAGTTTTAGAAAATCTGAATCTTCATTATCTTGTATTTCTGTATGTGCCCAAAAAGATGAAGTTGGATTAAAGTCAATCCATATGTCGCCTGATGTTCTTATTGCTAATTGATTGTAAGCTTCAAATGGAATATTGTTTGCTTCGTTTACATATAATACATGTCTTCTAGCACCTCTAAGTTTATCTGCTGATTCGATTGAAAAGAATTCAATATAACTACCATTAGAGTATTTATACTTTAACATTGATTTATTATACTGTACATCATTATAACGATTAGTCATCATCATAATCTTTAAGAAGTCTTTTAACGCACCTCTACGTAAATGCGGTATAGATTCACTAACTACGCTTATTTCTAAGTTAGGCGTTCTTATTGCTTTGTCTATTAAGATTGGTAAGATACCGAAAGTTTTACCAGCTGAAGTTCCACCTTGAACTATCTTCTTTCGTTTTTTAAGTTTAAGAAGTTTTTTAATTGCAGTTGTTACTACAAACATTAATCAATAATATTAAATAAAGGTTGTTCAGAATTTAATGTAATATCTTTTGTTTCTCTTGGTTTGCCAGCATAGTAATGATAGAACATTTGTATAAACTTAAACTCTCCAGATTCTATTCCTTTTTTTAGAGCCGCATAAGCTTGTGGTTCTAATGGTGTTAGTCTTTCAATTAACTTTACTTCTTCAGCTTTAGCTTTTCTTCCTGCTGTTGTATGTCCTCCGTTGTTCTTTCTTTTATCCATAATTAAAAAAGATTATTATTAATTATTTTTTATATAACGATATATCTTTATTTTTGTTATTCTTCATATTCTTTTAAACGATTAATAACTCTTTTGATTCTATACTCTGCTTCGTGTAATTGGTCTTCTGGTATCTCTTGTATTGTTTCTAATATTGGTCTTAACTTTGGATCTATTTTTATTTGTTTTAAGAACTTAAATCTTGTTTCTAGTTTTCTGTGTTCTTCTTGTAGTGTTTTTAGTCTTTTGTGTTTAGGTATATATTCTTCTGTTGCTATTATACGATTGTATATCTCCATGTATTTTGGATTGTACATTGCAAATGTTGGAAATATTTTCTTTACACTATGTAGAACTGTTGCGTGATCTTGATTTAGTGTTTGTCCTATTTGTTTAAGAGATAGATTGGTTCTATCTTTACATATTTTAAAGTATATAGCTCTACCATATACAATGCTTCGTATTCTTGAGTTTACGTTTATTCTATATCCTAGTTCTCCTTCTACTAATTCTTTAATCTCTTTCGTTGTCATCTATGTTGTTTTTATATTTAATTAATTCTATTAATATTATAAATTCTATGTATTCGATTGCTAGTTTTATACCAGCACATTCTAAATACATTTCTTTATCTTCATAATCGTATAAGATTAATTTTAGTTCATCTATTTCAGTTCCTCTTTCATAGTCATAAACTGCAAGATTATAAAACTCTCTTATAGTTTCATTGTCTAAACCTTCATTCGGTATTCTTTTTTCGCACATATTCAATCTCCCGTTCAAGATAATCTTTAGCTTTTAATAAATCCATTAATTCGTGATTCTTCTTGTCTGCTCTGCTTATGTACTTTATAATGTTTCCTCTATTGAAGTTTATGTTGTAGTCTTTGATGAAGTCTATAACATCATATCCTTTTCCGTTTTCGTAATGTGGTTGACTTGCTCTCATATTTATAATTCGTTTCGTAATCTTTCTTTTGTTTTAGTGTGTGTTTCTGGTTGAAAGAATAATTTTAAATCTTTATCATTTCTTATTGTATAAGTATGTTTAACATAATCAATTTTATTTTTTTTGTCTTTAACAAACGACCAATTTTTTAATTCATATATAATTGAATAAGTATCTGTTTTAGCCTCATTCGTATTTATATCGCTTCTTATTATAAAAGAGCAAAGATAAGTATTATCATTTAATTTAACATCAACAAATTTAGACAACTCTCTTAAAGTATTTATACTGACATTGTCGGTGTGTTTTTTATGATCTATTATAAAACCATGTTTGGATCCTATTTTAGAAATAAAACAATCAATGTCCATTATTGATCTGTTTCTGTCTGTTAATTCGCTTATTAAATAATTAAATTCGTTGTTGTAATAATTTTTGTTAAAATTCATTTTGTTTTGTTTTTTTGTTTTTAGAACATTGATATTTGATTTTGTGCAACTTCTTTATATGCATCAGCTTTAAATACTAATATATTTATATTTTCTTTATATTTTTCTCCAATGTATTTATAAGATTTTGTTACACTTTCTTTTTTGTATTTTATGCCAGTATGAAATGATTTACCTTCTTCTTTTAATTTTTTATAGTATTCGTTATATTTTTTCATTTGTTCAACATTATTATTTTCTGTGGCTAGCTTCCAGTTTTTTTGATTACGTTTCATTCCTTTAAACAAAGATGGATTAGATGTTTTAATGTAAAGTGTTTTATTATCTTTTTTATACATAGAACCAAAAAAATTAAGTATTTTTATTCCTATTCCTAATCCTTGAAAATCAGGCAAAACAACCAATCTACTCACTCTATAAGCATCTTTAATTGTTCCGCTTGGCATTGGTAATATTCCCATAAATGAAACAGGTTTATCATTATATAAAATTAAAAAACATTTAGCGGCTTTGTTTAATTCTTCACTTAAATAATGATGTTGCTTGAATATATTCCAAGCTTCATATCTACATCGAAATATCTGAAGTTTAATTTCTGGTCTTTGCCTTCGACTTGGCGCTATCTCAAGCCGACCTTTTTGTGGTGAATAAATCCAATTCGGTTGTAACCATTCCATTATATCAAAATGACATGATGCTAATACTATCTTTTTATTTGTACGTTTTATATACTTTTGTAAAGCATTAGACATAGCTTTAGCAACATCTCTATCTACTACTGATGTGTATTCATCTATTAATATTATTTCTTCGGTAGAGGCTTTCCCTACCATATACGCCAAACTTGCTCTATATTGTTCTCCGTTTGATAAAGTATGAAACGGTCTTAACCAAGTTGGAACACTACTTAAACCCATAGAAGATAATAGAAATGTTGCTTCTTGTGGCTCTAACCAATCAAAATTAGATATTAATGATTTGTTATAATCAAAGCTATATGTATTCATTTCTTTTTTAAAGAAGTTTTTTAATATAGTTGTTTTGCCAGAACCACTTCCGCCATAGACTACACCTATGTTCCATTCTTTTGGTAGTCTTTCTAAATTTGCGTTTATAGTTACATTGCTATTTTCTTTGTTTTGTATATCGAAAGCATCGTATATATACTGTGTGTATTTATCATTTAATATATTATGTTTTAATTCTATTTTCATTTTGTTCTTAACTTTAAAAGATTATAACATTGTATATATTTTAACTTTGCTTTTTGTTTATATATTGTTTTAAATAATTCGTATGTCTTTTTTGTAAATTGATAGTGTGTGTTACAATTTTTAAATAGTTTTTTTGCGTATGCTTTTCCATACCCTTTACAATAGTTTACATTGTCAGCACTATCTCCAATCACCATTTGTTCGTAAAAGTTATATAAAGCTTCAGAAGAAGTTATCTCTATTATTTTTTGATGTTTGTAATGATAATTATAAATAAGACAAGGTAGTTGTTTATAATCTTTATCAAGCGATACAATAATAACATTGTTATGTCCTAATTCATTTGTAAGTGTTTTCCAATATGTAGCAACTAAATCATCTGTTTCTACACCATAAGAATTTTTAGTAGAATATATTTCTGATATGTGTTCGTGCATTTCAGACAATAATTTAGGATGTTCTTTTTTCTTTCTATTAGCTTTATAATTTGGGTCTAATAGTTTTCTAAAATTACCTTTACTATTGTTAAAAGTAATTACTCTTTCTATTTCATAAGTTTCTTCAAGTCTATTTATTATAGACATAAAAATTTCATCAAACTTTCCTATAGCTTCATCTAGTATGTCATCTACTCCACAACAAGAAGAATAAACTAAACTATCTGCATCGAATAAAACTATCATTTGTTTTCTATTTGATCAATACATAATTCTTCTATGTCATTTAGTGTAGCAAAATTTAATATATCGAATATATTAATATCATTTGTTTCTGTGTAAACCTCATCAATTTCAAATTCTGATGGTGATCCTGGGTAATCATGAGTTTGTGATTCTTCTTGTGTGTAATAACCATTAACGATTAAAACAACATCATTGTAAGTAATTTCTGTTTGTATTTCCATTTTGTTTTGTTTTGTTCAAATATAAACAATTTTGTTAATACAAAAAAACTATTCTTTATAATCTTTTGTTGCTTTAGTTAAAAAATTATCTATTCCATC